TAACTCTACAGTTGGATCAGATACAGCTGGAAAATTGCTGTTTATGTCTACATCACTAATGATGAGAGAGAAGATGTCCATATACAAACAATATGCACAGCTTCTATTGGGTGATTCAACTTCACAGTTCTCAGCACCGTTTAGTAATGCGAACGCCGACGGGTCTGACAATATTGATCACGCACTGTTTCTTAACTTTAAGCGACTTTTCCACAGGGATAAGGTTAAGCGCGAAACTTTTGCTATGAAGTTTTATCAGACTGCCTCAAAGGTAATGAATGAGCACGAAGACCCACAAGAGCTGAATATCCATAAAACATCAAACCTTGGTGCAACAGTATATACAGATGTCGGATCATCGCAGGCAAAAGAGACATCATTTGGTGGAGAAGTTGGAAATCTTGTTGATGCATCTAACACTGATCGTACAGTCGGCTTGATTTTTTATGACCGCGGCATAGTAATGCTTGATATGGAAAAATCTACATCAGGAAGCCAGCATGTGTCTGGAACCATTTCAGCAATGAGAAACGGAACAGCTGTTGATTCTGCAGGAAGATCTATTGCCCCGGGTCAAATAATGTTTGGCGATGGCTCCCACGGCAGAGGTCGTAATTTTATTCCTGATTTTGTTGTGTCTGCATCGATGGATAACATCCTAGATCATGTATGTTCTACAAGATTCAGCTCTGGGTCAAACACGGCAGCAACATTTCAAAATATAACAAACATAAACTCTACTTTGGTTTTCTGTAGATCAACAGCAGATGAATTCAACTACTCTTCAAATCCAACGTTCGTTGACACTGATGGTAGAATAACAGTTATAGACGATGGGCTTGAAGACCTACAAAGAACATTTACATTTGTAACAACGGTAGGTCTTTATGATGCTAATAATAACTTGCTAGCTGTGTCAAAACTCAGCAGACCTGTTGAGAAAAATGATGAAAAAGACCTTACATTTAGAATTAGACTAGACTTTTAATACAGCGTGTCTAGCTTTATGGCATGCACGGAGATTAAATGTCACTTGTTAAAATTACAAAAGACTTAATTGAAAATGTTACTCTTTCAACAAGGCCTCGTGTTATATACTCATCGTCATCGATGGGTGCAACAGGATCCATACCGCTAGTATCGAGACCAAGTAAGGTAAACAAAACAAAAACTGATTCAACAGTGTTTACTGATACAACGTACTCAAGTCAAAAAAATATAATAGATGAGTTTTTAGATGCAACAGTTAATCTATCTAAGGGAGTAGGAAAAACAGATATAACAGGTGCGATGGAAACATATATGGACCTGGTTCATAGTCAGAGCCAAATAAATAAAAACAGCAAATCATTTGCAATTAATAGATTCGAGCCTCCATTTACATTTAAAACAAACACTACAATAAAGAATATAACTAAAAATATTCTAATGCCGCATTATAGAGAAAAATATAATAGTTCCGAATTCTCTTATAAAAATTATCATTGCCTAAATTTCTTTACAGCATCATCAGTTCCGTCAAATTCAGCCCTTATATATCCTAACTTTACTAGTTCATACACTTCAGCACCGTATACCCTCGAAAGCGGTTTTACATTTGATTTCTATATAAACCCTAGGTATACAAACGAATCAGATATAGTGCCGTTTAAAGCTGGAACAATATTTCACCTGTCATCATCATACGCCATATCTCTTGTCACAGGAAGCAAAAAAGATGATTTTGGAACGGCAGACGGCTTTAGAATACTATTACAGCTAAGTCATAGTGCAGACATAGCCCCGTCGCAAGTAAATCTAGAAATAAAAAACAACCAAAGATCATATCCGGAAGATTTAATATTTCTATCTGATGACAACTCTCTTGATAGAAATTCTTGGCATCATGTATCGATACGCTGGGGAACAAACTCATATAATAACGGAACAGGATCAATAGCAGTAGATTCAAATATTTCTGAGTTTTCAATTCCGTCCGGAAGCATAGACCCAGTTTCATCGTTTTCTGATGATGTTAATCCTCCAGAAGCATTATTTATTGGAAATTACTACAATGGTGCAAATCATGATGGAAATGCAATAAAGTCTTTTTTTAATACTAGTGTTTCGTCGAAAGAGGGTCTACAGCCTGCCCTTGGATTTACGCAAGATCCGGAATCGTTTAGTTTCGATCACCCGCTTAACGCAGAAGTACATGATTTAAAAATATACGGAATGTATGTTCCAGACAATCATATATTAGATAGAAAACAATCTGGACCGTCAAGCCTCAATATGTTCGATATGCGCATGTATGTTCCTCCGTTTTTCTCTAGAGAGACAAGAACAAGAGAGGTACCGCTAACTCCTTTTCAAACAGCGACAAGCTATACTGATGATCCGTATAACGTTGCAATGTCTTTTGGTGTCGGAGGCCACTTAATTAACCTTGAAAATCACGTAAAAGACTATGTTCAGAAATCTTTTCCAAGACTGTATAGTTTAACAGCGTCGACGATCGATGGAACTGTTAGTGAAGGACAGCTAGCGAATACTTTTTTATATGCAACAGCATCGATTAGAAAAAGAAACCTAACTGTTCTTCCATGTGATAATGGTTTTTTTAACCCAAACCACTCGATACTCTTTAGCGGATCTATTGACGATACTATTACAGCAACACATCCGATGCGTCCGTTTAGAAACTCTCTTGGAAATACTGATCTTAGTATTATTGACCTCAGTGATTTAATTCCTACAGGGTCTCTATTCGATGGGCTTATCCAGCAGTCAGGATCTATAATGGATGAGATACTTGGATCATCTCCTACAAACCCGGGTGTGGCACCAGGTTCTGTTTTAACAATTTTTCAGAGGATGCGAGATGGCTCATCAAATGAGATATCATTTTTTGATATCTCAAATCTATACTATGGAAACAAGATAAATCCTACATCATTTAAAATATGGGACCAGAACATTTCAGGCTCAGACGGTAAAGTTAAAATAACACTTAAAGATGACGGAAGAGGCGCTTTGTACCGGGCAGATTCAAATACAAAACATGCAAAATCAAATTTTATAGGCAATATATTTTATGATGAGGGAGTTGTTCTCGTAAAAACTCCGTGCATTCCCTTCTTTGGAAAAGACCAACACAATATTGAATTTTTAGGACAAAATAACATCCATATAAACACAATAAATGTACCGGCTGCATCGGGACTTGTCAACTCATCGTCAAACCCAGGGTATATTCAGAATCTAACTGCTTCTGCTAGTCCGAATGATGAATCTGAAGGTTTTGTGTATGTTACGGGAGTAAACTTCCATGATGAAAACTTAAACGTTGTAATGAGAGCATCTCTCTCACAGCCAGCAGTTAAGAGGTTTGAAGATGAATTTTTATTTAAAATAAAGATGGACTACTAGTTTTAGATGTTACTGGGCTTAGACATATCCACAAGCTGCACTGGTTGGTCCCTGCTTGACGCTGGTGGGACTTTAAACAGCATGGGGTATATTATATTAGATTCAAAGAAGACCTTGTTCCAGAACGCACAGACAATCAAGATAGAGTTTGCCAAAATTAAAAAAGAGCACAACGTAGGTTCAGTTTTTGTTGAGCAAAATTTACAAATGTTTAGAGCTGGATTTTCATCTGCAAAAACAATTGATAAACTAGCAAAGTTTAATGGTATAATTTCATATATAGCTTTTGAAGTATTCGAAGTTAATCCACTATTTATAAACGTAAATAGTGCACGAAAAGCACTAAATATGAAATTGATAAAAAAATCAGCAGGCGGTAAGCCGACAAAAGAGCAAGTTCTCGATTGGGTAATGTCTAGAGAGCCTGAATATAGCTGGCCTACCAAAGTTCTAAAGTCAGGTCCGAGAAAAAATACTGAAATATTAATAAAAGAGTGTTTTGATATTGCTGATGCATATGTTATCTCAAAAGCTGGATGCATATTAAAATAAGAGGTTTTCGAACTTGTATACAGTAAGTGAAAAAGTCCAATTTATACAGGGCGTTTTTGGGACAGGAATAATTTCTCGATCAGGAGACAATATTGCTGTAAGCTGTCCCGGATGTGATCCTGAAAAGAAAAAGAAAAAATTTAGTATAAATCTTGAAACTGATCAAAATCATTGTTGGTCATGCGAGATAAAAGGAAAAAACCTCTATTGGACTCTTGGAAAGTTTTTTTCTAAAAATGTACAGGAAAAATATAATAAAAAGTTTTTAGGAGGAGAATGTTCATATTCATTCAGTGAAGATGAAGAAGATGAAGAAGAGCAACTAAACCTAGATTCGGGGTTTGTTTTACTAGCACAGAATTTAAAATCTAAAGATCCAGATGTTCAATCTGCAATATCATATTGTAAAAAAAGAGGGATGACTAATAAGTGTCTGTGGTATTTCAAAGTAGGAACGTGTAAAAAAGGACGATTTAGAAGGAAAGTTATTTTTCCGTCATTCGATAGTTGCGGAAATCTAAATTACTTTGTAGCAAGAGCAATAGACAATAAACAGTATAGAAAATATATAAATTCAGATGTAAAGAAAACTGAAATTATATTTAATGAAATAAACATAGACTGGACAAAGCCATTAACAATAGTTGAAGGCGTATTTGATTTGATAAAGTGTAATAAAAACTCCATCCCTATTTTAGGTTCTGATTTATCAACTAGATCTTCTATTTTTTCATATATTGTTAAAAATCAAACACCGGTCATCCTTGCACTTGACTCAGATATGGACCTAAAAACACAAAAAATATCAAAGCTATTATCTTCGTACGGAATAGATGTAAAAATTCTAAACCTTGAGGGTTTTAGTGATGTAGGTGAAATGACAAAGAAAGAATTTAGTAGGGCATATAGGGAATCCAAACAGTGGAATCCGGCAGATAGACTAAACATACTAATTAGCGCAATTAAAAGCGGCTCACTTTTATAAGGAATAAAATGATAAATATATCACCTCTTGCAAGGGCAAAGAGGGTACACTCTATTAGTGATGTTTTGTCACTATATGGAAAAAATGAGTTACTCGTACAACAAAAATTGAAAGGTACATCGTGCCATATCATAGTGGGAAAGTCAAAAATATCAATATTTAACAGGGTTGGATTTGACATAACAGAGCAGGTTTATAATAAATCGTCTCATTCAATTCTTGAAACATTTTCAAAAAATAGATCATTTCACTTTCTCGCTGTTATTAAGAATAAAAAGATTGTAATATATGATATACTAAAAGAAGGTGACAATAATATGACTGGTCTTTCTCTTGACCAGCGATTAAAGATACTAAAAGATATTGATATAAATGAGAAATTTGTAAAGTCTATCGAGACGTATGGTATTGAAAACTATTCTAAAAACATAGAACCAGAATCTGAAATAATATTCAAAGATAGAAATTCGAAATACCCTGTTCAAAACTTGCGAGGAAAAGAGGTTGTAGCAGATTGGTTCTCATACAGCCCAACGAGGCTAAACGAAATAGACGTAATAGTTGATTCATATACGATAGGATCTTCGCCAGATGATTTTGTTTTTAAATGTAAGCAGTTTTCTAGAAACAAACAGATATACGTAGGAAAACTAAGAATTGAAAATAAAAAACAAAGAAATATTATTGCATCACTAGTTGATAATAGAAAAAGGGCAGTTTGCAAAATCTTTCCGGGACCCATTGATAAAAATAAAAAATTTAAGTCTGGAGATTTAATAGAGCGTGTATTTGATAAGCCGTTTTCATCAGTTCAAGTATCAAAAGAAAGGTACTTGTCTAATGTAAGGGTTGTCAATATGAGCACAAGAGAAGTGCAGTTCCTCAAAATAGATAATTGAACATTTATTTAAGTTATCTTATAATATTAAACATGGTAAAATATGAAAATAATTCACATAGCTGACGTTCATTTTAGGGGTTTGACCCGTCACGACGAATATCGAAGAGCTTTTCAAGACTTTTTTGATCAGGCAAGGAAAATAAAGCCAGATGCAATTTTTGTCGGAGGTGATATTGTACATTCAAAAACCCAGGGAATATCACCAGAGCTTATTGATATATTGACATGGTGGTTTACAGAGCTTGCAGACATAGCCCCGACACATATTATTCTTGGAAATCATGATGGGTTAATCCTCAACAAGGATAGACAAGATGCTATTTCTCCAATATTATCAGCAATAAATAATGAAAATTTATTCTTATATAAAAAATCCGGCGTTTATAGCTTTGCACCAGGATTCAACTGGTGTGTTTTTTCTTGCTTTGATGAGGAGGGCTGGGCCCTAGTTAAACCCGAGCCGGGGTCTATAAACATAGCTACTTTTCATGGCTCTGTTCATGGGTCACAAACAGACATTAACTGGGATCTCGACGGAGAGGTTGATATCTCGTTTTTTGTAGGGTATGACTTTGCGCTTCTTGGAGATATTCATAGACATCAATACCTCGATGATGACAAAAAAATAGCGTTTTGTGGAAGCAGCATACAACAAAACTACGGAGAATCTCAAGGAAAGGGTTTTATGTTGTGGGACATAGAGTCTCCAGATGTCTATACTAGTACTTTTCATGAAATCTATCATGATCAACCATTCATAACGGTTGACTGGTGTGGCAACACAGAAGACACCATGAATAGTATTTCATCACTAAAGAAAGGTGCAAGGTACAGGGTAAGGTCTGACACACAAATAAATCAGGCTGAGATAAAATTAATTCATAGTGAGCTTAAAAACAAAATGAAAGCAACAGAAGTTGTTTTTAAGCATGACGCAGACATCGGCTCATCAGTTATAAAAGCTGGGTCTGATATATTTGAAAAAGATGATCTACAGCTTCCTGCTACACATAAAAAGCTTGTTAGAGAGTATTTAAAAAATACAGAAATCTCACAGTCAGAATCAGATGAGATTGACAACATAATCGATTCATGTATAAGCGAAATAGTTCATAAACCCGATCCTTTTAAAAGGCATTCATGGAATATAAAGTCCATACTATTTGATAATACATTTTCGTATGGAAAAAATAACAAGATTGATTTTAGTAAGTTCGGCGGTATTACTGGAATTTTTGGAAAAAATAGGTCTGGAAAATCTTCTATAGTGGGCTCTATCATGTACGGGCTTTTTAATACTACTGACAGAGGCTCGATAAAAAATCTTCATGTTATTAACAGCAGAAAAGGTCAGTGCTCTGCCAGGGTTACAATCAACGTAAATGGAAAAAATTACAGGATTGAAAGACAGACAGTAAAGCACCAAACAAGGGCTGGAAAGTTGCATGCAACAACATATCTTGGAGTATACATTGTAGATAAAAATGGTGAAATAATAAAAGATTTAACTGAAGAGCAAAGAAGAGAATCTGAAAAAATTGTAAAAGCACTAATAGGAACACCTGAAGATTTTTTAATGACATCACTTGCATCACAAGGAGAGATGAACACATTTATAAAAGAAAAGGCAACTCAGCGAAAAAATATTTTATCTAACTTTTTAGATTTGGGTGTGTTCGATAGCATGTTTGATAAAATAAAAGACGAAGCATCAGAAATAAAAACGCTTATTAAAAAGTCACCAGACATAGACTGGAACGATAAAATATTAAAACTAGAAGAGAGCAAAAATGATGCAATTGATAATCGGCACAAGACAAATGACGATATTGAAAATTTAAAGAAAGAGCTTCATACTCATGTTATATTGTTGGCAACGCATAAGGATAAAGATCTTGTATCAAAGCAAGATGTAGATGAGCTATGTGAGAATATTTTAAAAATAAGAAACGAAGCTATAGCAAAAAAAGATGACCTCGAAATCCATAAAAAAAATCTAGACTTATCGCTATTAAAAATAGAAAAAATAGAAAATATAAAAAATCAATTTCCAATAGCAAATCTAAAAGAAAAGCTACAACACCAGAAAAAAATAGAAGCTGACATAAAAGACTTGTCACATCAACTAGACAAAGAGCAAACAATATTAAAAAATCAAAATAAGTCAATTAAAAAGCTTGAGTCAGTCCCTTGTGGTGATTCTTTTCTATCGTGTAAGTTTATAAAAGATTCACACAAAGATAGAAAAAAAATATCAGAACAAAAAGAGACAGTAAAAACACTGTCAAAAACAAAAAAAACCCTTTTAAAATCTTTTAAAATTATAAAAGAGGGAATGCTTGAGGAGAAAATAGAAAAATATAATAACCTTCTTCAATCTGAGAATAAAGAAAAAATATCAGCCTCAGAAATAAAGTCTGCAATAATCAATTGTGAAAATCAAATAGAAAATTTTAAAAGAGTGCTACTAGAAAAAGATTTAAAACTTCAAAAAATGAAGCTAAATATTTCCGATGATATTGTGTGCTCAGAGGTTAGAACTTTAAAATTAAAAATATCAAACATAGAAGATGAAGTTAAAGCTCTAGATAATAAAAGCTCAAACTATGCAGAAAAAATTGGAAGAGTTGCTAGTGAGCTAAGAATAGCACGACAAGAATTCAACAACTTCAATGACTTAAAAAGGAAATGGCGTATTTATGAGCTTCTAATGCAATCATTTTCAAAAAAAGGAATACCTTTGCAGATAATGATGTCTCAGCTCCCTATAATAAATGATGAAATATCAAGAATACTCCAGGATTTATCTGGATTTACAGTAAGACTTGTTGCTGATTCTGGGTCAAATGCAATGGATGTATATATTGATTATGGAGACTCTTCTAGGATTATTGAGCTTGCATCGGGAATGGAAAAGATGATGGCATCGCTCGCAATTCGTGTTGCCCTAATAAACGTTTCATCTCTACCAAAAACAAACATACTTATAATAGATGAGGGTTTTGGGTCACTAGACGATACCAATATTGAAATGTGCAGTATACTATTACAATCGTTAAAAAAATGGTTTAAGCACATAATGATTATTTCACATGTCGATGCTGTAAAAGATGTTGTAGATAATGTAATCGATATTGAGAAATGTGGAAAAGATTCAAGAGTTGTCCATGGATAGTAGGAAAATAAAACAAATTGAAAAGAATTTAACTCTAATCACCCCGGGCACAAAGAAAAAAACAAGACCTTTTTTTTGCGATGTTTGTGGATTTGCTATGTCAACATTTAATGACTTTAGTTCATACGACGCTTTAGAGTGCTGCGATTTTTGTGCAAAAAAATGGGCTGAGAAAAATAGGGAAAAGTGGGTCTCCGGATGGAGACCTGAAAAAGAAGACATACTAAAAAACAAAAAAGAAAGAAAACAAAAGACTAACTCTCATCTTTCATAATAATTAATTACACAATAAGAGGCAAAAATGAATATAAGCAATCTTACAAGTCTAGAAATCAACATGCTTGGACAAATTCTTGATACAACTTTTGGCAGAACATCAACTGCTGAAAGTGCTACTGCATCCATAAAGACGAACTTGCTCGGTGACATTCTGGATGTCAGATACGCATGCATTGCTCATTTTGGATGTGAACAGGCAATGAGCCAGCAGAAACAGCAATATGATGATGAGTCTGTAAAGCTAACAGATGATTATATGGCTAGTGTGAAAAAACAGTTTAAACAAGCTGCGGGTCGTGCATTAAAAGTAAAGCAACTATCAACAGACGATGAAATAGAGATAATCTCATCGCAACCGCACATAAGTCCAAAAAGAGTAGCGTACTACAGAAGAGTTTCTAGATTTGAAATCTCGTAATGGCAATAACAAATAAAAATGCCCAGATTAAAGAGATAATAAAATGCGGGAAAGAGCCGGTTTATTTTTTTAACAGATACGTAAAAATTCAGCATCCGACACGAGGAACAATACCGTTCGATACATTTTCGTTCCAGGATGATTGTGTTAATAGTTTCAATGATCATAGATTTAATATTATATTAAAATCTCGACAGTTGGGTATGTCAACACTTGTTGCGGCATATGCAGTCTGGCTTGTTCTATTTCAAAAAGATAAGAATGTACTAATTATTGCTACAAAGTTAAGCGTAGCACAGAACTTTATTAAAAAAGTCAAAACAGTTTTAAGAAATATGCCAAAATGGCTAATTCTGCCAGAAGTCGTCAGCAATAATAAACAGCTTATTGAGTTTAGCCATGGGTCATCTATTAAGGCTATCCCTACTTCTGATGACGCAGGTCGCTCAGAAGCACTATCGTTATTGATCGTAGATGAGGCAGCGTTTGTTAAAAACTTTGATGAGTTATGGATGGGGCTGTATCCAACAATTTCAACAGGTGGCCGAGTTATACTTTTATCAACTCCTAACGGCGTAGGCGGTCAATATCATAAACTATACATCGGTGCTGAGTCGGGATCAAATGAATTCAATCCTATAAAAATCCCTTGGGACGCACATCCTGAAAGAGACAATGAATGGTTTGAGGCTACAACTGCAAATCTTTCAAAGCGCCAAGTGTCTCAAGAGTATCTTTGTGATTTTGCAACTTCTGGTGAGACATTTTTAACCGGAGAGGATATTGACTGGGTTAGATCACTGGTTCAGTCACCAGTTGAAAGAATGGGACCAGATAGAAATGTATGGGTGTGGAAGTACCCACTATCAGATCACAATTATATAGTCTCAGCTGATATAGCAAGAGGCGATTCTAAAGATTTTTCTACGTTTCACATTATAGATAGTTCAGCCGGTGAGGTTGTTGCTGAGTATAAAGGAAAAATTCCTCCTGATAGATTTGGAGACATTCTTAATGAATTTGGGCTAATGTATAACAAGGCACTTCTTATACCTGAAAACAATAGTTATGGATATGCAACAATTGTTAGATTGCGAGATTTAGGATACCCAAGGATGTATCACAACAAAAGAAAGGGCACATATATTGGTGATTATGTCCCTGCACAAGATATAAATACAGCAGGATTTACAACTAGTGGAAAGTCTAGAAACCAAATACTTACAAAACTAGAAGAGGTAATAAGAAACAAGTCGTTAAAAATATATTCATCAAGATTCTCAGAAGAGATAAAGACTTTTGCATGGAAGGGTGCTAAAGCACAGGCTGCAAAAGGATACAATGATGATCTTGTTATGAGCCTTGCGATAGGGGTGTGGGTATATGATGCATCTGATACATACGGACATGATTCAAATATTCTTAATGAGGCAATGCTCAAAGCAATGAGTAGAAAGTCAACAGAATATGAAGATATAGATCAAACAAACCCAGTTATGTCACCTAAGCCAGACCATATGTCTTCGAGACAAGAGCATAATAGAAGGCATGTAGATAAGCGGCAGGAAAAACTTTTGGGTGATTTGTCATGGTTATATAAATAAGTTTATAAAAAACTGATACTTAGTTACAATAGTACATTATAAGAGAGTTAAAATGTCAAAAAATGATGAAAGTCTTTTTAGGAGATTAACGCATCTTTTTAGAAGCGGTCCTGTAGTAAAAAGACGAGTTAAAAATTGGAAACCATCTACGACGTCATCTGCGTTTGACGTGTTTAGAAAGTCACAAAGTCACGTCTATAGCACAGCAATGAGCGCGTATGGCGCGTATGACAGAATGGCAAGATATAGTGATTTTTCTGAGATGGAATACACACCTGAGATAAGTTCAGCTCTTGACATTTATTCTGAAGAGGGCGTTTCACCAGACGAGACAGGATCAGTTCTTCACATATACTCTGAAAATGCCAAGATTCAGTCTCTTCTTGAGGAGCTATTTTTAGATACACTTAATGTTGAGTTTAACCTTTCGTCATGGACACGAAATCTTGTCAAATATGGTGATTTCTTTTTGTTCAATGATGTGTCTCCCGAGT